CGCAATCTCAAATATTTTGAGACCGCTTAGGACTAGCCATTTAAGCATTATATGCGTGATCGTGTCTTGTCGACGGCCGTTGCTTCAAGCGACGCGACGGAGACTGTAACTAGTCCTCCGTCGTCTACGACAATTGTTGGGCATAACCCAGCGTACACGAACTACGTGTCCCATATGTGGGACTTGCCAAGCATAAACAAGCATAGCTTCAAGCCATGCATGCATGTGCATTATGATGCCTTCGCTAACCTGTTCGATAGTTGGAACGGTGGCGATGCTACGTTAGGACCCATCCCGAATCGCAAGGTGGTCGGTAGGACTGGCTTTCATTATGGCCAGCTTACTCCCCCTGCAACCGAAGTGTTGGCTAGGAATTATATCCCTGTCACAGGTCGGTCAGTTGATGACATTGGTAAGTGCGTTTTCGACGCATATAACCAATATATTAACGGTGTTCGGGCTCTGGATTCTAGTCAATCCATCGCTGAAATCAATGAGACTCCTCAATTGTTTCAGATATGGAATAGGCGTAAAGGTTTAGCTACTAACCTCACGAATGGTTTTCTTAACTATTCGTTTGGTTGGAGACCCGTGATCAGTGACCTTAGGGCCATTGCTCACGAGCTACGCCACTTCCGACAGACGCTTCGGAAGAGACTGCAGAGGATTGGTAATAAAAAGGTTACTAGACATTATGTCTTTAGCCTTGATGATACCATTGATAGTTACTCTGCAGATTTTGCTTCAGGCAATGATAGCCCCGGAGGATATTCCTACGGTTTCTATGAGCGCAAGAAGCGAACTGCATCTGCTAATAAGAGGCGTACCGTTACCGTCACGATACGTGCCAATGTTAAACCTAAGTTAAGTGGGGAGGCTCAAGATGTCGTTAATAAATTAGCGACCCTTGGGCTTATCCCGTCATTGGCAACGCTCTGGGCTGTCACGAGACTTAGTTTCGTGGTGGACTGGTTCTATAACATCGGCGGCGCTATTGAGAACCTTCAAGGTTCTTTAACTCACGACATTTCAAACGTCGAGATTTGCGTCTCTGATCTACGTACTCGTAGTATAGAGTACTGGTTTGAGAAGGCATCGGGGAATACAAGTGTA